TTAATTAACGGCCCTAGTTGCCATCACGTTTAGAGCATCATTCATGACCCTCTCTTTTGTAAAAATAAATTTGATCATGACTTGTATTTTTTCGCTGCTGATATTTATAATTTTTACATCGCAGTCATGATCAATAGATATTTTTTTCATTGCATCTTGATAATCTGATCTGCTTTTTAATATTTTGCATTCATTTTCAGCTTGTTTTGTTTTATTATCAATCTCCATTAAATGGCTATCATACTCGGATTTTTTTGTATTGTAGTTGTTTATCATGATAGGCAATTCAGTTGCGACAGTTTTTCTAAGTTTGTTGATGTCTGAACTATTTAGTTCGCTCATTTCTTTAGAGTCTATAACTTCATTAAGGCATTTACCCAAGGTTTTCTTTTCCCATTTCAACTTTGCACATTTATCATATGCGAGGGAGATGAACTGACCAAATAAGTGTATTCTTAATTCTGAATATTGTTTTGAATATTTCCCTTGCATTGTGCGCAAACTTGTTTTAGCTACATCAGCATCTTTCTTAGCTACATCAACCTGCTCTGAGAGGGCTTTAAGTTCCAGTGCTCTGTCTTTGAGTATTTGATTGAACTCATTTATTTTTTTGTCTTTACTTTCAAGCTCTAAAGTTTTCTTTGCTATCTCCTCATCTAAAAGAGATTTTTGATAGACAGGTAATACTGTGTAGAAATAGCCAAAAACTGCTAGTGTTAAAACGCCTAACTGTGAAAAGTTTGCAATCCTTGTGGACCAAACATCTATCTTTGACATACAATTTTTCTCCTTATAATTATACTTCATCTAGTCTTGATAAAGGGTTGAATACCACGGCCTCAAATAAATGTTCCGGAGCAAAGTGTGCATATCTCATTGTTACTTTTATATCCGTATGGCCTAAAATACGCTGCAATACGAGAATGTTTCCTCCTTTCATCATAAAATGACTGGCAAATGTATGCCTTAAAACATGTGATAGTTGCCCATCTGGTAGGTCGATGCCCGCGCGTTTTATGGCTCCCCGGAACGCAGAATAGCATCTAGTAAACACTGGTTTTGATGTTCTCAATTTCGGGAGAATCTCATACAGTTCTTCACTGATTGGAACGGTTCGGTTCTTTTTACCTTTCGTTTTGATGTACGTGATTTTGCCTGGGCTAATCTGCTTACCGGTAATGGATTCAGCCTCACCCCATCTTGCGCCAGTGGCAAGACAGATTTTGACTATGGTCACCAGGTCCTGCGCTCTGCTGTTCTCACATTCTGCAAGTAAGAGTTTGACTTCATCAATGGTCAACCAGGCTAGCTCCGCTTCGTCAATTTTAAACTCCCGGACATTCTCCAGAGGATTCGGTGCTACCCAATCATCAAGCCTTTTCAGCTCGTTAAACATGGCCCGGAAATACGCCAGTTCAAGATTGACCGTGCGAGGGTTAACGGACTTCACGCGATCTGAGCGGGTGATTTTTCCGCTTAACCGCTGCTCGCGGTACGTTGCGAAAAGCTTTGCATTAAATTCAGTCGCCAACGGGTTGCCCATGGCGAAGCAGGCAAACTCCATCGCCCCCTTACGCTTGAGGCCATCAGAGAGTGTAACTCCATGAGCATTGAACCAAGTTTCAACAAGGTCTGTAACCCGTCGCTTATCTGCTTTCTCTCCTAACCAAGGCTTATCCCGTGCTTGATCCTTAATGTGGCGTTCAAAGGCCATAGCTTCCCCTTTGGTGGCGAATTGGCGACGAATACGCCGCCCATCCCTACCGTTGGGAAAGACCTGAGCCTGCCACTTTCCATTGCTTAATTTGCTTACTGCCATTCTGCAGGCCTATTGAGATAAAGAATTATTATCACGCATTAAGGTTTGCCAGTGCTCTTCACTAAGGATTTTGAGTGGAACTCCTTTATTGTCACGATAATCAATAGCCTGTTCTATTTTTCTTCCGAAACTTTGAAATTTCCAATCCTTCGAGCTGAGCGCTCCAATGATGAGGTAGTCTAAATCTTGGGTTACTCGATCTGATATTGTGCATCCGAGTTTTATTAAGTCTGCTTCACACTGACGGCGTGAGCCGCAAAGGAACTTACCTGTTAAGCATACTTTGCTATTTTCTGGATAAAACTGCTCAACGAGATCAACGGGGGATGTTGTGGAATATCCATCCACAATACCCTCTGAAATATTAGAACCAGTGAATGCAGTGATTTCTTCCAGAAGCGATGCTCTCTCATCCTCTGTAATAATACCATCAGATAGGATTGACTGAACTAGGGAGTATAAATGTTTACCAGGATAATTATTTTTAAGGGCAGTATTGGTGGACAGAAACCAATTAAGATAGCTGATTTCCTCATCACTCAGATTATAATCGGATGCCATTCCTTTACATAATCCTTCCAACAGATGCTTGTCTGAATCAGTCGAATAAAGGTCAATGTTTGGCGTATCCATCAAACCGCGTTGTATTTCAAGTAAGAGTTCTTTTAAATCATCCAGCTCGCTTTGCTCTACTCTGCCGTCAGAAAGGATGTCAGAGATTTTTTCTCTTATGCAATTTACATAGTAATTCTGTGAGAGAACCTCTGATTCCAGCAGCCACGTATCAAGGAATATCATTTCCTTCTCGCTGACCTTTCCATCACAAGTCATTCCCTCAATGATATTAATGAGGTTAGCAATCGCTTTGTCTCTGTTTTGTGAGTAATTAAATGTGCTGAACTGACTCATACCCGATCTCCTTATTCTATAAACTCAGTTATACCAATTACCTTGCCTAAAATTTTAATGTCGTCTGCTTGGCACTCAAAGGATGACGGCCCGCTTTCGACCCGCAATCTTCCACCAGGCAAACGATATAACTCCCTGATGCTTACCAGGTCATCAATCTCAACCACCCATTTACCATCGTTGATTACGTTAAAAGCTCTTTCAATGACGAACACTGATTGGTCATTTTTGATAAAAAAAGCGTCGCTTACATGGTCAGGAAGTAAATCAGAGCTTAGAGATACCTCAATTGGGTTTTCTAGCTTCCCATTTTTGATCTTTGTCAGTTCAAATTGGGATGGTTTCGTTGCGTTTTGTGAGGTGAACTTTGGCCCTTTTCCTGTCAACAGCCATTCAAGTTTTGCCCCCGTTTCAAGGTTACAGATAACTACCCAATCATTGGGCATTGTATCTCTCAAGTATCTGTTGGCTAAGGTACTTTGTGATACACCAAGATGATTGCAAAGAGAGATTTTTGTGCTGAATCCATAAGCCTCCATTATGCGGTCAATGGCCTCTTTGCCACCTTTATTACTCTCGATGACTAAGCGTGTTTCTTTGGTGGATTCACTAATGGAGATTTTTTTGATTGTTGACATTCTCTATATGAGATCCTAGTATCTTGGTTGTTGGTATGTTGTATATCGTTCAATAACGCCAAATAGTGAAGATTTGGTGTCAAACCGAGAGATAGTGCATCATGAATCGAAACTTTTCAATGCGCCCCAGCATCAACCTTGTGGTATCTGAGCCTTACATCACACTGGATGAGTTCTGCCGCCGTACTGGCTATAAGCCAAGCTATGCCCGCCAGATGATCCGAGAAAACCGCCTGCCCATCAGGAAAAAAGCCGGAGTTAACAGCCTTATCGAAATCAACATGTTCGCATTGACGATGGAAGCGGCCCAAGGCTGTGAAGTCGCAATGCAAGCCTAATGGTTCCATTTTGGGATATAGAGAGGCTCATAACATGTTTGATTATCGTGTTTCCAAACATTCGCACTTTGATGCAGCCTGCCGGGCTTTCGCTCTGCGTCATAACATGGTGAAGCTGGCGGGGCGCGCTGGAATGAATATCCAGACGTTGCGTAATAAGTTGAATCCGGAGCAGCCGCATCAGCTCACGCCGCCGGAAATCTGGTTGCTTACCGATCTTACTGAGGACTCCACGCTGGTTGACGGTTTTCTGGCCCAGATTCACTGCCTGCCATGCGTGCCGATGAACGAAGTGGCAAAAGAGAAGCTGCCGCATTACGTCCTGAGTGCTACTGCTGAAATCGGACGTGTTGCTGCCGGTGCCGTATCGGGTGATGTGAAAACCACCGCAGGCCGCCGCGATGTTATCAGCAGCATTAACTCTGTTACTCGTCTGATGGCACTGGCTGCCGTTTCGATGCAGGCGCGTTTACAGGCTAACCCGGCGATGGCAAGCGCGGTGGATACCGTGACGGGCCTCGGCGCTTCGTTCGGTCTGATCTGAGGTGGTTATGCCGACTGAAGAACCATCTTTCGCGTCACTTCTCATAAAGCAAAGCCCGGCAATGCACTACGGTCACGGCTGGATCATGGGGAAGGATGGCAAACGCTGGCACCCGTGCCGCTCTCAGGATGAACTGCTGGCTGACCTGTCCACAACCAAACAGGGGAAATCATGGCTATTGAAGGCGCTGCGGCTACTACTCCATTAAGCCCAGGTGAACGCCTCGGTGGGCTGAACCATATTGCGGAATTGAGAGCTAAAGTGTTTGGCCTGAATATTGAGCCCGAGCTTGAAAGGTTTATTAACGATATGCGTAATCCACTCGATGTAAATACCAAACAGAATGAGCGGGCACTTGCAGCTATTTTTTATATGGCAAAAATTCCGGCAGGACGTCAAAGCGTCAATATTAGTGATCTGACTACTGATGAAAAGCGGGAACTGGTTAAGACAATGAATCATTTTCGTGCAGTGGTGAGCTTATTTCCAAAAATGCTAGCCATGCCTAATTAACCATAGGCAGAAATTAATGGCGTAAATCCGCCGGGTTTCTTGTTATCTAAATTCAGGAGAAACAACTATGCGAAATATTGAAACCCGTATCACCAGAACTGGTCCAGACGATGCTGGCCTTAATCTGCTACTGGCCGAGGCACGCAAGGAAGAACGCCGGGGCCGTGCTGATGTGTTTGCGGCCCGTCTGGATACCCTGGCCGCCCGTATCACTTCCCGTCAATTGACTCATGCGGAAGCCGCAGAGCTGTTGCGTGAAGAGGCCATAAAAATCCAGAACGAAGCGCAGGAGATCCACTGATGAAAACCAGCCACCTGAAACCGGGGCAGCGAGTGGTTATCACTTGCCGAGATGGCTCCCGCCCTCCACGCCATGGTGTTTTTCTTCGCAGGGATGGGCGAATAGCTGTCTTCTGCATTGATGAGTTCGCAGGTATGCGCGGGCCAGACGACAAGGGGATAACGACCTTTTCACTTAGCAGCCAGAGCTTTGATGTTAAAGCAGAGGAGAAGTGCTAATGGCCGATTCAATGGACCTCGTACAACAGCGTGTTGAGGAAGAACGTCTGCGCCACATCCACACCGCCTGCAATAAAGCGCCGGGTGTTTCACGCGTCCTGTGCATTGAATGCGATGCACCTATCCCGCCAGCTCGTCGCCGCGTTATTCCGGGGGTGCAGTGCTGCGTCACCTGTCAGGAAATCGCGGAATTGAAAGACAAGCACTACAACGGAGGTGCTGTATGAGCACTATCCTGAAATGGGCTGGCAATAAAACTGCCATCATGCCGGAGATTATTAAACATCTGCCTGCTGGTTCGCGGTTGGTGGAGCCTTTCACCGGTTCATGCGCCGTGATGATGGTAACAGATTATCCTCATTATCTTGTCGCAGATATTAATCCAGACCTGATAAATCTTTATAAGCATATTACATTTGACTGCGAGAAATTCATTTCAAATGCAAAGGGGTTATTTTTAGTCGCAAATAGCGCTGATTCTTATTACAACATCCGTCAGGGTTTTAATCATTCTGCTGAAACCACCGATTTCTGGAAAGCTGTATTTTTCCTTTATCTTAATCGCCATGGTTATCGTGGACTGTGTCGCTATAACCTGGGTGGTCATTTTAATGTCCCTTACGGTAATTATAAAAATCCGTATTTTCCTGAATGTGAAATACGCGCTTTTGCAGAAAGGGCTCAACGCGCAACGTTTATCTGTGCCAGCTTTGAGGAGACACTGGCACTACTGCAGACGGGGGACGTGGTTTATTGTGATCCGCCATATGACGGATCATTTACCTGTTATCACACAGCCGGCTTTAGTGAGGACGATCAGTATCGTCTGGCATCTATCCTTGAGCGCCGGTCATCAGAAGGTCATCCGGTCATTGTGTCCAACAGCGACACATCCTTGACCCGTTTGCTTTATCGTAACTTTACCCGACATCGTATCACAACAAAGCGCAGCATGGGTGTGGCTGCCGGTGATAGTAAATCTGCAGCAGAAATCATCGCTACAAAATCAGCAGGCTGGTTTGGTATCGATTTGGCGTCCGGTCCAGATATCTCGGTGGAAACTGAGGTGCGGGCGTGGCAGTGAGTAAATTCACATTACATAATGCACCAACCACCGGCGGCTCGAATGAGGCCGCCGCAGTCTTTCCATGGAATAACCCAAAAAAAGCGGTTAACCCGTATCTGGACCCGGAGGAAGTTGCGCCGGAGTCTGTGCTTTCAAACCTGATCGCTCTTTACGCAGCGGATAACGAGGAAGAACAGCTACGCCGTGAGGCGCTGAGTGATGAGGTCTGGGCGCGCTATTTCTTCAATGAATCACGTGATCCTATCCAGCGTGAAATGGAGCAGGATCGGATGATTAGTCGCGCCAAAATGGCTCACGAGCAGCAGCTTTTTAATCCTGATCTGGTCATTCTGGCTGACGTTAACGCTATGCCGTCCCATATCCGCAAGCCTCTGCTGGAACGGATTAAATATTTCCATAGCCTGGGCAGGGCTAAAGCTTATTCCCGCTATCTGCGTGAAACAATCAGACCGTGTCTTGAGCGTCTGGATCACGTGCGTGACAGTCAGGCATCTGCCTCTTTCCGGTTCATGGCGAGTTATGATGGGTTGGAGGGGCTGCTGGTACTGCCTGAAATGAATCAGGATCAGGTCAAGCGCCTTTCCACGCTGGTTGCTGCACATATGAGCATGTGTCTCGATGCGGCCTGCGGTGATCTGTTTGTCAGCGATGATGTAAAACCAGAAGAAATTCGGCAGGCATGGGAAAGTGTTGCTGCAGAAGCCATACGCCTTGAGGTCATCCCGCCTGCGTTTGAGCAGTTACGCCGCAAAAAGCGCCGCCGCAAACCGGTACCTTATGAACTGATCCCACCATCGCTGGCGCGTATGCTGTGCGCGGACTGGTGGTATCGCAAACTGTGGCAGATGCGCTGCGAGTGGCGGGAGGAGCAGCTGCGCGCCGTCTGCCTGGTTAACAAAAAAGCGTCCCCGTATGTCAGCTATGAAGCCGTGATCCACAAACGCGAGCAGCGCCGCAAATCGCTGGAATTCTTTCGCTCGCATGAGCTGGTCAACGAAGACGGCGACTTGCTGGACATGGAAGACGTGGTAAACGCCAGCAACAGCAACCCGGCACACCGCCGTAATGAAATGATGGCCTGTGTTAAGGGGCTGGAGCTGATTGCGGAAATGCGCGGAGACTGCGCGGTGTTTTATACCATCACCTGCCCGTCACATTTCCACGCAACCCTCAACAACGGCAGACCTAATCCGAAGTGGACCAGTGCCAGTGTCCGGCAGAGCAGCGACTATCTGGTTGATACGTTCGCCGCTTTCCGCAAGGCCATGCACAAGGCCGGGCTGCGCTGGTATGGCGTCCGCGTTGCAGAGCCGCACCATGACGGCACCGTGCACTGGCATCTGCTGTGCTTTATGCGCAAAAAAGACCGCCGTTCCATCACTGCGATGCTGCGCAAGTTTGCCATCCGTGAAGACCGCGAGGAGCTGGGTACCAATACCGGGCCGCGCTTCAAGTCCGAGCTAATCAACCCGCGCAAGGGCACGCCGACCAGCTACATCGCCAAATACATCAGCAAGAACATCGATGGGCGCGGGCTGGCTAAAAAAATCAGCAAAGAAACCGGCAGATCACTGCGTGACAGCGCCGAGCATGTCACCGCCTGGGCGTCACTGCATCGTGTCCAGCAGTTCCGTTTCTTTGGTATTCCGGGACGTCAGGCATACCGAGAGCTGCGCTTGCTGGCTGGTCAGGCGGCGAGAGTGCAGGGCGAACGCAAAGCGGGCGCACCGGTACTGGATAACCCGCGTCTGGATGCGGTACTGGCGGCTGCAGATGCGGGCTGCTTTGCCACCTACATTATGAAGCAGGGCGGTGTACTGGTTCCCCGCAAACATCACCTTGTCCGCACGGCATATGAGCTTAACGACGAGCCGAGCACTTACGGCGATCACGGTATTCGTATCTATGGCATCTGGTCCCCGATTGCAGAGGGCAAGATTTGCACGCACGCGGTGAAGTGGAAAAAGATTCGTAAGGCCGTTGACGTTCAGGAGGCGGCAGCCGACCAGGGCGCTTGCGCCCCTTGGACTCGTGGCAATAACTGTCCCCGCCCGGAAGATATCCACAGCCCTGCGGTGGAGATGGAGCCGTTTCCTGACTTTCAGACTATCAGTCAGAAGGCCATGCGGGAGCTGCGATCCCGCTGGAAATCGTTGAGGTCACCGCGGCGCAGTGGCTATCGGCAGGAAATCACGGAGCGGCAGAGGCTGCAGCTGGTTTATGAGCTGCAGTCGCGGGGATTTAACGGCGACGAACAGGAGGTTGCGCTGTTGCTGTGCGGTGGCAGCATACCTTCCGGTGCCGGGATGCGCCTGTTTTACCGTAATCAACGGCTGCAGGAAGATGATAAATGGAAGCAATGGTATTGAGGGCGTGAACTGATGGCCCGCGATTTTTGCTAGGCTCCTCGCATAAAAAATGTATGCCCGGAAAAATGTTTTACAACATCCGCATGGTTCATATACTGTATATATGAACAGTATTTTTATGAGAATTCGGTAAGGTGTGGCAGAAAATGGAGGCTGTATGCAGGATTACTTTATGGAGTCACTCAGGCTCCAGCGCATTGATTTTTTCCTTCGCCTGGTAGCGTCCAGTGACTGTAGCGAAGAGGAGAAGGCGCTGGCCATTCAGTGGGTCGCTGAGCTGACTGATGAGTTGATGGCGAAGATCCGTGGTCATGAATACAGTTGAATCATTGATATTTTCGGCGGGAAAGCATCTGTATACATAGTTCAAGCAGCAGACGGACAAGGCTATCTGAGGTTTTGTATATGTTATTTTTCATATAATTCAATGATATAGTTAAAGGTGGCATTGCGCTATAGTCACTTTGTTTTTATGAGATGCAACGCTACAATGAATATGGTATCTAAAGCGTGCTGATTAGTCATACTAAGGATTTTTCTTAATCAACGCTTCAGTATCTGCAATGTTATCCATAGTATTAGGTTAGATAACAATGATGAAGACATTACCTGAAACTGTTGATAGAATTACTAATTGATTGCAAAATGGTGATTGGATAAGGAGACTCGGATGTCTATACAAGAAAAATTCTTCCGTGATATTGACTTAAATGACCGTTTTTTCAATTCATTGAAAGCTGACTATGATGGTTTTGACAAGTGGTTTATCTCTAAATCAGGGAGCAAAGCCTACGTTTCTTACAACGATAATGGTGAGATGGATGGGTTCCTGTATTTAAAAGTAGAGGATGAGGCAATTACGGATACAAACCCTGCATTTGAGAGAAAAGCTAGGGCAAAGTTAGGCACTTTCAAAATAAATGCGCATGGAACAAAATTAGGTGAAAGGTTTGTTAGGTTAGTTTTTCAGTTTGCTATGAAAAATGATCTCAAAGAAATATATGTGACAATTTTTGATAAACATGACGGGCTAATTAATTTATTAAAGCGTTATGGTTTTGAGTTACAAGCAAGAAAAATCCAAGAAACGAACAATGGCCGTGAAGGCGTTTATTTCAAAAATTTGGAGTGGAAAGAGTAAATGAGTTATCCTAATTATCCGTTAATTAAATTAAGAAATAGAAACTTCCTGCTAAGCATATACCCTTCATGGCATACCAGGTTGTTTCCTGAGTCTAAACTTCATAACGAAGATGGAAGTTTAATTCAGGATGTTTCTCATACAAATAGTATTGAAAAGGTGTATCTTACCAAAATGGATGGTACGCAACACCTTCAGTTCGGTGATAACCTATTAATCTATAGAACTTCAGATGGTCAGGGTCCGGCTCGTTATCGTTCAGTAGTAACTTCTGTATGTGTGGTTTTGAGTGTCAAGAATATTCATGAGTTCTCCACTTATAAAGACTTTAGGGATTACTGTGCACCATTTAGCGTTTTTGATGAAGATGAGCTTAAGCTTTTGTATGCAAAGAAAAATTATCCTTACATCATCCGCTTTACATATAACTTCCCGTTAACAAAAAGAATAATTAGGGATGATATTATGACCATAACTGGATATACTGATGCGAATTATTGGGGTTTCCTCCCTTTGAGTGATCAGCACTTTAAGAAAATTATTACTGATGGGGGCGTAAATGAAAGTTATATTGTCAATTAAGCCTGAATATGCTGAGCGAATTTTATCTGGTGAAAAGAAATTTGAGTTTAGAAAAAGCATATTTAAAAATAAAAATGTTGATACTGTCATCATTTATGCGACTATGCCTGTAGGCAAAGTAGTTGGGGAGTTTAAGGTTGGTGATATTTTAGTAAATTCGCCTTCTGAATTGTGGAGTTTAACCAAAAATTATGCCGGAATAAGTCATAAATTTTTTACTGACTATTTTCATCGTCGCGATAGAGCATTCGCCATTTCGGTAAAAAGCCCCAGAAGGTACAGCTCTCCATTAGATTTAGAAGACATATCCCCAGGGGCAAAAGCACCTCAATCTTTCCGATATGTTTAAATATTTATATTAAGCGCGAGAAATAGACTCGCGCTTAATATCTTCAATCGCATCACTAAAATCTTTAATAGAAGCAGAATATATTTCTTTTAAGGGGATATCTAAATCAGTACATATTTTTTTGGCATTGTCTTTTTCGTATTCGATTAAAGAGCTAATGTCATATCTTATTGTATCACCATCTCTTTTAATGATTCTTTGTGTGATTAAATCTATGTCATTTTGTAATAAAATAACACCATCAGGATTCAATCTTTCAAACACGTCGGTTTCTATTGCAGTTATTGTCCCATCTTTAGATACTAATGCGAAATGTCCATCAAGTAATAATATACATCCATTTTGAGTAAGATTATTAACAGCAGTCAATAGTATAAGTTGATTTCTGTCAATATCTTCTGTTAGCTTACTGGTTGGCAGTTCTATTTGCCCATACTCTCGAATTAATTGACTAGCACTTTTATGTATGGCGTGATTACTTTCTACATACTTTTTACATAAGTAACCTTTACCGACGCCATGGACTCCCGCGATAAAAATCAACATATTATACCTCATGTTTACGATTTGTGTTAAAATATAAGAGTGTAAACCATAAGGATCATACCATGAAATATCAAGCGTTATCTATCCTTAAGCCTGCTGTAGATCTCATATTAGATGGCAAAAAAAATATTGAGATAAGATCATGGTTGCCCCCAGAAATTCCGATGAAAAATATTGTGATTGTTCAAAATAAAAAATATCTATCCAGCGACGAAGATATAGATGATGGGGTCGCTTTGGCCATCGTCGATTTTACAGAGTTTAACATATGGACAGAGGATGACTATAATGAAAACGGTTTTTCAGTCAGTATGGGAAGAACTTGGAAGGAAGGCTATTTTACATGGAAAATTGAAAACATAAGAAAATTAAAGAAACCAATTTTATGTAAAGCTATGAAAGGAATATATCAACTTGAGTTAAATGATATTGAGTTCGTGTAAAGGTTGAGTTATGGTAAAAATAATGGATTATATGAAAAGATTATCTTTTATATTTATTTTTATAATTGTGGCTTGTTTATTTATCGCATTCGCTTTATATAAATATTGGATGAATTTCGGGACGTTGCCTATAAGTCAATCTGTAGAGCAGTGGGGGCAGTTTGGTGATTACATCGGAGGTGTCCTTAACCCAGGTTTAAGTTTTTTATCTATAATTTTAGTTTGTTTTACACTTTACACTACATCCAAACAGTCTATGACTCAATCATTTGAGTCAGTACTTTTTGAGCTTCTGAGATACCACAAAGATCACTTGTCTAATATTAAAGTAGTCTATGGTGAGGAGTCATACAAAGGAGTAGATGCACTTGATTGGTATATAACAGAGGTGAAGTTTAACTTTTTGAACTTGTCGAATGATGAGATCCTAATTCAGGAAAGGATGAGGTTTTCAATTGATCTTGTATATGAAGAGGAAAATTTCTTCTCGAACGCGGGGCATTATTTCAGAAACTTGTATCATATATTTAAACATATAGATGAGGCCAGTTTTCTTCGTAAAAAAGAACGAATTAAATATTCTAAATTGGTTAGGGCGCAGCTCTCATCAATAGAGTCTGGGGCATTGATGTTGAATGGATTATCAACTAAGGGTATTAAATCTAAAGTTTATATTGAAAAATATTCTCTACTGCAGGGCTTTACTCTAAGTAAATCTTTTAAAGAGGAGTTGATATCCGCAGGAGCAATGAGACTTTACCGTCCTGAGGCCTACGGTGATAAATGAGTATTGATATGAATGTATAATACAAACTATATTATAAATTTAGTATTTGACCGTTATTTTAACTTCGTTTTCTTTCGGATGTAGTAGCATGAATTGTGGACTTGACATCGCTAGTGCTTCCTCGAGTCAATTAACCGATTATTTTTAATTTTGTTACCTATGACATGTATGGTGCATACTGCACTCATCCGCATGAAATCGCATGATCGTTTTAGGATCGTTTTTGCTGAGGCCCGCCAGAACTGGCGGGCTTTTGCTTATGTAATGCAGGTGCATGAAAAACACTACACAAAGCGGGCAGGCGTGGCGGGGATACGAGCGCGCGCAACGGGGTGAAATGGCGAAAATCCGGCGCAATCTCCGGCACGCTGGCGGCTTCAATCGGTGAGGGTGAGTGAACGGCAGCAAAAAAGAAGCGCCCCGCAGAATGCTGCTGGGGCGCTGTGAGATGTGGTCTTGTTGTCTGGTGCGGTGGGTCAGTCGTTGCGGTTGTCTTCTGTCAGTCCCAGCGTGTACGGCTCAAAGCGGATCACTTCTTCGCCAAGCCAGCCGTTAAGCTCCTGCAGTCGCTTCTGTAGCGGCATTAGCTCGTTGCGGACAAAGACGCGGCTGGCCTTCTCCACATCCCCAAAACCCCCAACATTGCTCGGCATAATCCCCATCATTTGTGGCGGAACTCGATGGGCAGCCATCATGTCATCACGGCTCACATTCTTAATATTGAGGAATTCATCCTTCGCCGCCACTTCTGACAGCGGGATGATCTGAATCCCGTCCTTTTTACCGTTGGGCGAGTACATAAACAGGTTGCGGAAGTTGCCCGGTCCCTTGGCGCTTTTCATGGCCTGGCGGATGTTGTTCACGTCCTCCTGGTTCTGCGCGGCGTCGGTCATGTACATGATAAAGCCTGCATGGCTGCCGTTGATGTAATACTTGCGGCGGAATAGCGTGGCGGACTCGTTGAGCAGGGTTGACGGGATGGCGGAGAGATAGCCGGGTAGCCCGTAAATCTCCTGATTAATATCCGGCTCCATCAGATGAAAGATGCTGCCTTTGGTAAATTCATAGGGCTGCGAGGTCAGGCCATACTGCACAAACCAGTAGGTATCGAGATCGATCCCGCGCCGAGTGTATTTTGCCAGCGCCGGCTCCAGCGAGAGAACGTCGCCGAGCCGGTTGGTACGCTTTTCCAGATAGGCGTTACCGAACACCAGATAGTCCTGCACAAAGCGGCTAAACGCCTGCTGACTGAGCAGCGGGTGTGGGATAAAGGTGCTGGTCAGGATGTTGCACTTAACGGCAATCGGTGAGCTGTGATGAACGGCAGCTCGGTAGGTGCGCGCCAGGCCATCAAAGCTCACCGGCGGCTCATACCAGCGGTCCATCTGTACGCATTCCACGTAGTCCAGCAGCTCGCGGCGGTCCAGCACTGGGATCGGATCGCCGAAGCTGAATACTTCTGCAGCTACACCGCCGCGCTGTTTAGCCGCAGCGCGGTTTTTATTCCTTTTGCCCATCAAAAAATCTCCACAATATTGCTGCTATTGGCGGCTTCGCCCTGCAGCGGTTCGTTGAACAGCGCGTGCATCGTTGCCCAGGCCAGGTCTGCGTGGCTGGTTTCTTCGCTGCGGCTGGCTTCATATGTTGGGCGGTTGCCGCTGGCGGTAGTGGCGCGGCGGATGGCCATAAAGGACTGCGCAATGTCAGTGTGCCCGGCGTCGAACTCCAGACGCCGGTGGCTGATAATGTCGTAGGCCTTGAGCACCAGGGCGTTTTTGACGTTAGGGTTGTAGACAAACTCCCGCACAGCAGGAAAGAACGCTTTCACGTTCTCATACACGCCGTGGCCCACGCCTGTTGAGTCGATGCCGATGTAGGTCACGTTGTACTGCTGGGTGAGTTGCTTGATGGCATCGGCCTGGGCGCGGAAGTCCATCCCGCGCCACTGGTGGCGCTCAAGAATACGGAACTTGCCGCCCGGTACAGTTGGCGGTGCCACCACCACGCACCCGGCGCTGTCACCGTTCTGCGTGCCTTTCGCCGGGTCGTATCCGATCCAGACTTCGCGCCAGCCAAACGGGCGGAGCGTCAGCGCCTGAAAATCTGCCCATACTTCCCAGCTGTCCACCATGCACGCCTGCAGCTCGCTGAGCGGGAACACTGACGCCAGATCGTCAATAAATTCGCACATCAGCAGGTTCTGGTATTCGTCCTGGCTGTACTCCATGCGCAGTTGGTCCAGGTCGAACAGGTTACAGCCGCCGCGCACCGCATCCTCCACGGTAACGATCTGGCGGTACTGCCCGTCAGGGCAGAGCAGGCCGCGCGCAAGGTTGCTGTGGGTCAGGTCAATATCCACCTTGTCCGCTTTGGCACGGCCCCGGTTGAACAGCGCGCCGGACCAGAATGGATAGGCGCTGTGGGTCAGGCTGGACGGCGTGGAGAAGTAGGTTTGTCGCCATTTCTTGTGAATGGCCATGCCGGAGGCAACCTTGCGCAGCTCCTGGAATTTCGGTATCCAGAAATATTCATCAAGGTACAGGTTGCCGTGGTAGCTCTGCGCCGTGCGGGCGTTGGTGCCGAGGAAGTACAGGCACGCGCCGTTGCTGAGCGTCATAGGGTCGCCTTTCAGCTCCACATCCACCTCTCTGGCAAAGTCGATGATGTACTGCTTAAAGACGTGCGCCTGCGCCTTACTGGCGGAGAGAAATATCTGGTTGCGGCCGGTGGTAATGGCATCAATCAGCGCCTCGCGGGCGAAAAAGAAGGTCGCCCCGATCTGGCGTGACTTAAGCAGGTTGCGGATGCGGTGGCGGTTGCCTGCCTCGTACCAGTGGCGCTGGTAGGCGAACATTGAGCTGTGGAAAACCTCCTGCAGCTTTTCGATCTGTTCGTCGGTGAAAACGTTCTTTTCCGGTTGTCTACGCGGGCCTTTGTTACGGTTGGCCACTTTCGGGTTTAAGTCAGCCTCGTTACCGCCATCGTTAAACTTACCGATCCGGGCGTGGCGCTCTGACTGGCGCGCCAGCAGGTCAATCTCCTTGAAGTCTTTCCCTTCTTTCTGCTCCTTCATAATGAGCCGGCAGTAGCGCGCGGCGGTGGTGAGCTGCATCTGATCCAGCGGCCCATAGCCGCTCCACCTGTCGCGCTTTTTCCAGCTGTGAACGGTTGCAGCTTTCTCGCCCAGCATTTCAGCAATGCGGGCTACGCGGTATCCCTGAAAGTACAGCAGCATGGCCTGCCGGCGGGGATCAAGATCGGCTGGCGTCAGTGTCGTGTTCATGGCCCAAACATACGGCCTTGCCTGACGGCTTGCCCCGGCTGCCGTTTGTGTGGCGGACCGTACAAGCACAGCGCGTTGTTTCACACCCCCATCACCGCAACCATAAGGCTCCAGTAGTTTTTTTCTAACGGAGCACGGCTCATGACAGTGAAAGCAAAGCGTTTCCGCATTGGGGTGGAGGGTGCCACCACCGATGGGCGAGAAATCCAGCGCGAATGGCTGGTACAGATGGCTGCCAGCTACAACCCGACGGTGTATACCGCGCTGATAAATCTTGAGCACATCAAAGGCTACTCACCCGATGGCACGTTTAAGCGCTATGGATATGTTACAGGTCTGGTTGCCGAGGAAATTACTGACGGGCCGCTCAAAGGAAAAATGGCGCTTTACGCCGACATCAACCCATCGCCCGATTTGGTCAGCCTGATTAAACAGTGGCAAAAGCAATTTACTTCCATGGAGGTCAGCACGAAATTTGCCGACACCGGTAAAGCCTATCTGGTGGGCCTGGCGGCAACGGACGATCCTGCAAGTCTGGGAACTGAAATGATGGCATTCAGTGCCAGTGCCAAGCAGAACCCACTGGCGAACCGCAAGCAACACCCTGACAACCTGTTTACCGCGGTGGAAGAAACGCTGATCGAACTGGAGGAGTCTCCGGACGAAAAGCCATCCCTCTTTGCCCGTGTTACCGCGCTGTTCACCCAAAAAGAGCAGACCGATGAGGCGCGTTTCTCCGACGTACATAAAGCCGTTGAACTGGTTGCTACCGAGCAGCAGGACCTGACCGAGCGCACGGACAAATCCCTATCCGAACAGAACAAACGCCTTTCTGCGCTGGAGAGCGACCTGCAGGCGCAGCAGTCCGCCTTTACCGAGCTGGAGCAGAAGCTGAGCCATGAAGACAGCCGTAAAGACTACCGCCAGCGCGCGCCGGGCGCTGACGCCACGGCGGGCACGCTGACCAATTGCTGATGGAGCATAACCCCGATGAAAAAGAAAACCCGCTTTGCCTTTAACGCCTACCTGCAGCAGCTGGCGCGCCTAAACGGCGTGGAGGTTGAGGAGCTCTCCAGCAAGTTCACCGTGGAACCGTCGGTACAGCAGACGCTGGAAGACCAGATCCAGCAGTCGGCGGCTTTCCTGACGCTGATTAACATCACCCCGGTCACGGAGCAGTCCGGCCAGCTGCTGGGGCTGGGCGTTGGCTCCACCATTGCCGGGACTACCGACACCACCACCAACGAGCGAGAACCTACCGATCCGACGCTGCTGGAGGACATGGAATATAAATGCGAGCAGACCAACTTTGATACGGTGCTGACCTACGCAAAGCTGGACCTGTGGGCGAAGTTCCAGGACTTTCAGGTGCGGATCCGCAATGCCATCGTCAAGCGCCAGGCGCTGGATCGTATCATGATCGGTTTCAACGGCGTGAAGCGCGCTAAAACCTCCAACCGTGCCGAACACCCGCTGCTACAGGATGTCAATAAAGGCTGGCTGCAGAAAATCCGCGAAGATGCACCGGACCACGTCATGGGCAGTACCACAACAGACGGCACCACTACCGCAGGCGCGGTGGCGGTGGGCAAGGGCGGCGACTATGCCAACCTGGACGCCGTGGTGATGGATGCGGTCAACGAACTGATCGACGTGGTGTACCAGGACGATGATGAGCTGGTGGTGGTTTGCGGCCGCGAACTGCTGTCTGACAAGTATTTCCCGCTGGTCAACAAAGAGCAGGACAACAGCGAGAAGATCGCCGCCGATCTGATCATCAGTCAGAAACGCATGGGCGGGCTGCAGGCGGTGCGCGCGCCTTTCTTCCCGGCGAATGCGCTGCTGATTACCCGCCTGGATAATCTGTCCATCTACTGGCAGGAGGACACCCGCCGCCGTTCTGTTATCGATAACCCGAAGCGTGACCGGATTGAAAATTTTGAATCCGTCAACGAGGCCTATGTGGTCGAGGACTATCGCTGTGCGGCGCTGGTGGAAAACATCGAAATCGGTGATTTCAGCGCGCCTGTCGCACCTGAAGGCGAGGAGTAGCGCATGAGCCTGAGTCCTGCACGGCAGCACCGCCTGCGCATTCAGGCCGAACAGGCCACCCGTGAGGGCGGCAGTGTTCGCCATGCGTCGGGCTATGACCTGATGCTGTTGCAGCTGGCAGATGATCGCCGCCGCCTCAAGGGCGTTCAGTCCACGGTGAAAAAGGCGGAGATCAAGGTGGAGCTGCTGCCGAAATATACCGCCTGGACCGATGGCGTGCTGGCGGCTGGCGCAGCGCAGCAGGATGACGTGCTGATGTACGTGATGCTGTGGCGTATTGATGCCGGTGATTATGCCGGTGCGCTGGCGATCGGGCGTCATGCACTGCGCCAGGGCTGGGTGATGCCATTGGGCAACCGTAACGTACAGACCGTGCTGGCAGAGGAGATGGCCGACGCGGCGCAAAGCGCCCTGCTTGCCGCCGCCGGGTTTGATGCCGATTTGCTTCTGCAGACGCTGGATCTGACAGCCGGACTGGATATGCCGGACCAGTCGCGGGCACGCCTGCACAAAGCTATCGGTGCGGTGCTGAGCGAAAGTAACCCGGCTTCAGCCCTAAACCACCTTACCCATGCGCTGCAGCTCGATCCCCGCTGCGGTGTGAAAAAAGAAAAGCAGCAGTTAGAGCGCAGACTGCGCCGCAATGACAGCTGCTAACGAACGTGCCCCGCGCACGGGCGGCACGGGGTGGCGAAAGGCACAGCCATATCAAAACCCCGTCCACCGCCCACTTATGCAGGAGAAAGCCGCATGAAGTTTGTTGCGCCCGAACAGGCATCGGCGCCGGTGGAACGCATTAAAAATACACCGTTCTGGCCAGATGTGGAGCTGGCGGAATTTCGCAGTGTGATGCGCACTGACGGCACAGTGACGCCGCCGCGTTTAAAGCAGGTCGTACTGATGGCCATTTCTGAGGTAAATGCAGAGCTGCACGACTTCCGCATCCGTCAGCAGATGCTGGGCTACCGGGCATTGGCTGAGCTGCCGGCGGAAATGTTGGGCGGCAAAAGCGAGCGTGTCCAGCACTACCGCAACGCCGTTTTTTGCTGGGCGCGCGCCGTGCTTAATGAGCGTTATCAGGACTATGACGCCACGGCGTCAGGGGTAAAACGAGGGGAGTCGCTGGCGGAGGCCAGCGGCGATCTGTGGCGTGATGCCCGCTGGGCTATCAGCCGGGTGCAGGATGAGCCGCACTGCACGGTGGAGCTGATTTGATGAAAGTGCGTGCACATCAGTATGACACGGTAGATGCGCTTTGTTGGCGTCATTACGGACGCACGCAGGGTGTCATTGAACAGGTTCTGCAGGCAAATCCAGGGCTAGCTGAGTACGGCCCATTTTTACCGCACGGGCTGCAGGTGGAGCTGCCGGACATTACGGCGTCAACCACGGTGCAGACCGTCCAGCTATGGGACTGAATTATGACGCTTGAACGAATCAGCGCCTTTATCACTTACTGCATCGCCGTGCTGCTGGCATGGCTGGGCGAACTGTCGCTTAAGGATGCGTCAACGGTTGGCGGCGTGCTGATTGGCGTTCTGATGTTGGCGATCAACTGGTACTACAAACATCAGTCTTTCAAGCTGTTACGCAGTGGAAAAATTTCGCGGAGGGAATATGACGCCTTCAACCGTTAAGCGCTGCCTTATCGGGGCGGTGCTGGCTATCGTCGCCACGCTGCCCGGTTTTCAGTTACTCCATATTTCCGTTGAGGGGCTGAAACTGATCGCCGACTATGAGGGATGTCGCCTGCAGCCGTATCAGTGCAGCGCGGGCGTCTGGACTGACGGGATCGGCAATACGTCCGGCGTGGTACCGGGCAAAACCATCACGGAGCGGCAGGCGGCACAGGGGCTGATCAGTAATGTTTTGCTGACAGAGAAAAGACTGGATGCCTGCCTGACGGTTAAACCGCCGCAGCATGTTTACGATGCGCTGGTGAGTATTGGTTTCAATGTGGGGACAGGTGCGATCTGCAGATCAACCATGGTGTCATATATCAATCGCCAGCAGTGGTGGCAGGCGTGCAACCAGCTGTCACGCTGGATTTACGTTGATGGTGTGAAAAGTAAGGGGCTGGAGAGCCGCCGTGCGCGGGAAATGGCCTGGTGTATGAAAGGGGCCGGGATATGACGCGTGCGCTGGCGGCGGCACTGGCACTGGCGCTGGCGCTTACGGCGCTGGGCTGGCAGTCGTGGCGGCTTAGCCACGCCAGCCACACCATCGAGAGACAGGGGGCGGCGCTGAGCGGCAGCGCGCGGGAGCTGGCGAGGAAAAACAGCCAGCTGATCGGCCTGTCTATTCTGATCGAAACCAACAGCCGGGAGCAGGTGCGGCTTTATGCGGCAGCGGAGCAGACCACCGCACAGCTGCGCCGCCGTCGGCTCCGGGCAGAGGAGCTAAAACGTGAGAACGGGGATTTACGCCGCTGGGCTGACACTCCTTTGCCTGCTGACATTATCCGGCTGCGGGATCGTCCGGCCCTCGCCGGAGGTGCAGCTTACCGTCAGTGGCTGTCCCAGAGTGACGCAGTGCCGCTTGGAGAGGTCAGCGCCGCGCAGTAACGGCGCTCTGAATGCGGCGCTGGATGAAACCGAGGCCGCCTGGGCGGCCTGTGCTGACAAAGTAGACACCATCATTGCGTGTCAGGAGCGAGACAGTGAACAAGCCGCAGTCCTTACGCCGCGCCCTGAATAAAGCGGTTTCCTATGTCCGCGATAACCCGGACAAGCTGCACCTGTTTGTGGATAACGGCTCACTGGTGGCAACCGGGGCCAGCTCTATGTCATGGGAATACCGCTACACCCTGAACGTGGTGATCGAAGATTTCAGCGGTGATCAGAACCTGCTGATGGCGCCCGTCCTGCTGTGGCTCAGAGCCAGTCAGCCGGACGCCATCAACAACCCGGATCTGCGTGAAAAACTATTCACCTTTGACGTGGATATCCTGCGCAACGATGTATGCGATATCAGCCTGAATCTACAGCTGACGGAGCGCGTGTTGGTCAGCGCTGACGGCGGTGTATCGAGCGTGGAAGCGGTGCCGGATCCGGATGAGATCGAAGAGATGTGGACGGTGAAACGTGGATGAGCTGAATAGGGTAGATGACTGGTTGACGGCGCTGCTGGCCAATCTGGAGCCTGCCGCACGCAGCCGTATGATGCGCGAGCTGGCGCAGCAGCTGCGCCGCACACAGCAGCAGAACATCAGGCTGCAGCGCAATCCCGACGGTAGCGGCTACGAGCCGCGCAAAGTGACGGTCCGCAGCAAGAAAGGCCGCATCAAACGCCAGATGTTTGCAAAACTTCGCACCACCAAATACCTGAAAACCGCTGCCAGTACGGACTCCGCCAGCGTTGATTTTGCCGGGCAGGTGCAGCGCATTGCACGGGTGCACCATTACGGCCTACGCGATCGCGTAGGTCGTAAGGGACCGGAGGTCCGCTACGCAAAGCGGAAATTGTTAGGATTCAATAGCGAAATAGAAACTTCCATTTTTGATCTATTAATACTGTGGCTAAGTAGGGCATAGTAGATGTATTATTCATTATTATGTATACTAGATTGATGATGTATTGATTGTTTACATTGAGGGATGATGTGCCTCGTGAGCTCTTCTAGTTTTTTTCTTTCATTAGAAAATATATATTTCTTAGCATTTTCTATGTTGAGAGTGCTAATCATATCGGAAATGTTTTTTGTTGGAATGTCGGGTTCTTCGGTTTTATTTACATACTTAATGTTTATTGGTGTGCTTGAGAATATTAAGGCGAACTGAGGGGATATTGTAAATACACAGCCGTTGCTGAATATGTTGTCATTTTTAAAAAAAATGAAAGGGTTGTCACATGATACAATTGACTCGTCATTTAGTGCTCTGTGAATGTATACTTTGATGTTTGACTCATCTCCGATAGATAAAAATGGACTAACTAAATATCTATGGATTTTATTATACGCACTGATGAGTTCTTTTTTTTTCTCCAGTGATGATTCATGCAGTGAGTTGCTGCTATCTCTAAGTAATAAAAGAAATGAGCGCCAATCCTCTTTTGAGATTATGTTTTCATGATGGGGGTAGTATTGCTTGTTTTCTTTAAATATTTCCTTTATTGATTTTGCACACTCTTTTAATTTTGGTTTTTGATGAGACTCATAAAATGAATCCATGTTTTCTAGTCTGTAACATAGAAATCTAGAAACTAAAAAACTTATGTTTACAATATCTCGACAGTCTATTTCGTATATGCGTATGAGTGATTTAATAATGCCGTGATTTTGTTTTTTTATTCTGAAAGGATGATTGGCTTTAATAAAGTAATGTAGTCCTTTGCAACTATAAAATTCGGCCTTTGTTTTGTAGTATTGTGTGATTATTTTGATAAAGCTAGGGTAGAGTTTCTCGATTTCAGAAAAACAATTCTCAATAAAATTATCTTTTTCCCCGTTGATTATTATAGTGTGCCTTAGTCGTGAACCACATATTTTTGTCGCATTAAGAGGGACGATTCTTTTTTGTGCTTGATCTTTTGAAGCTTCTATTTTAACAAACCCTAAGATATTATTTTTCCCAGTCGATTCATTTGACTTGAACTGCCTAATATATGTTGCAGGTAAATAGTGTTGGTATGATTGGAAACTTCCGTTAGACATGTGTTCTCCATACTTATGTTTGTAACGCTATAGCTCAACTTAAAATACGGTTTTTGATACAGGATAACCTAGGGTAAAGAGTTAATCACGAACAGTGAGAGTCAAATTAATATGAATTTGTATCACTAATCACACATCTCGTAAAACGCTTTTATTCATCTTTTTAGTGTCACAATCGTCTCATGAACGCACAACTGACCGAAATCATGCGACTTATCACCAATCTGATCCGCACAGGCACCGTGACCGACGTGGACCGGAAAAACTGGCTGTGCCGGGTGAGGGTAGGCGAACTGGAAACCGACTGGATTAACTGGCTGACGCTGCGCGCCGGTGGCGGCCGCACATGGTGGTGCCCGTCGCCGGGTGAGCAGGTGGTGGTGCTGAGCATGGGCGGCAATCTGGAAACCGCGTTTGCCCTGCCAGCCATCTACTCCAACCAGTTTGCGCCGCCGTCGGATTCTGCGGACGGCTGCGTGACGGCGTACCCGGACGGCGGCTGGTTTGAGTATGAGCCCACCACCGGGCGCTGGCTCGTCCGGGGTATCAAATCCATGGTGATCGAGGCGGCGGACAATATCACCCTCAAAACCGGTGCGCTTGTGGTGGAGGCTGACACTACACGCATTAACAGCGAGGTGGTGATCAATGGCGGCATCACCCAGGGCGGCGGCGCGATGAGCTCCAACGGGATCGTGATGGATAAACACGCTCACACCGGCGTTAGAGCCGGCGGCGATAGGTCTGGAGGTCCGGTATGACGCTGTATCTCGGTATGGGGCGGAACGATGGACAGGCCGTTGCGGATACAGACCATCTGCGCCAGTCCGTGCGGGATATTCTGCTGACCCCGCAGGGCAGCCGGCTTGCCCGCCGGGAGTACGGCTCCCTGCTGTCCACCCTGATTGACCAGCCGCAGAACCCGGCGCTGCGTCTGCAGGTTATGTCTGCGGTCTACGTGGCACTGAGCCGCTGGGAGCCACGGCTTACGCTGGATTCCATTACCATCGGCAGTAACTCTGACGGCTCCATGGTGGTCGAGCTTACCGGGCAGCGTAATAACGGCGCACCGGTTTCTCTTTCTATCTCAACAGGAGCAGACCATGGCCGTCATTGACATTTCCCTGCTTCCTCCGCCGCAGATCGTGGATGTGCCGGACTTTGAGGCATTGCTGGCTGAACGCAAGGCCGCCTTTGTGGCCCTGTATCCGCTGGATGAGCAGGACGCGCTGTGGCGTACGCTGGCATTGGAATCTGAGCCTATCACCAAGCTGCTGCAGGAAAACGCCTACCGTGAAATCCTACTGCGCCAGCGCATTAATGAAGCTGCGCTGGCAGTCATGGTGGCGTATGCCCTCGGCGGCGATCTTGAGCAGCTGGCCGCTAACAACAATGTTAAGCGCCTGACGGTAACGCCAGCCGACAACGACGCGGTGCCGCCAGTCGCGGCCATTATGGAAAGCGATGAGGCGCTGCGCCAGCGGATTCCAGCCGCGTTTGAGGGCATTTCTGTTGCTGGCCCGACCGGATCCTATGAGTTTCACGCTAAAAGTGCGGACGGGCGTGTGGCGGACGCCAGCGCAACCAGCCCGGCGCCGGCGGAAGTCGTGCTGACCGTACTGAGCCGTGAGGGTGACGGCACAGCAGAGACTGACTTGCTGGCGGTGGTGGAGCAGGCGCTTAACAGCGAGAGCGTGCGCCCGGTGGCGGACCGCCTGACGGTGCGCGGCGCTGAAATTGTCCCGTATAGCGTGGATGCGACGATCTTTCTGTACCCGGGGCCGGAGGCGGAGCCGGTGATGGCGGCGGCAAAATCCAGTCTGCAGAAGTATATCGCTAGCCAGACGCGACTGGGGCGTGATATCCGCCGCAGTGCGATTTACGCCGCGCTGCATGTTGAGGGTGTCCAGCGCGTGGCGCTGGCGTCCCCGCGGGATGATGTGGTGCTAGATAAGACGCAGGCAGCGTCCTGTACAGAATGGATCGTGACTAATGGAGGCACCGATGAATAGCCTGCTGCCGCCCGGTTCATCGCTGCTGGAGTACCGACTGGCACAGACGTGCAACGGCATTTCCGATCTGCAGGTGCCATTGCGTGACCTGTGGAACCCGACAACGTGTCCAGTGCGTTTCCTACCTTATCTGGCGTGGGCGTTTTCCGTGGATCGCTGGGACGAAAGCTGGGCGGAGAGTGTCAAACGCCGCGTGGTGCAGGATGCTTTCTATATCCATCAGCACAAGGGGACTGCCAGCGCCGTGCGGCGCGTTGTGGAGCCGTTCGGTTTTCTGATCCGCATCATTGAGTGGTGGCAGACTGGCGAGGCGCCGGGGACATTCCGCTTGGATATCGGCGTGCAGGAGCAGGGCATAACGGAAGCAACCTATCTGGAGCTGGAGCGCTTGGTAGGTGACGCCAAGCCGTGCAGTCGTCACCTGATCGGCATGTCTATCAACCTGCAGACCAGAGGATCCTATTTTGTGGGCGCAGCCACCTACGCCGGCGAGGAGATGACGATCTACCCGTATATCAACGAAACCGTTATTTCTGGCGGCACCGCTTATGAGGGCGGGGCAGTCCATTTTATCGACACCATGAGAGTTAACCCATGAGCGCAAAATTTTATACCCTGCTGACGGAGATCGGTGCGGCGAAGCTGGCGAGCTCCGCTGCGCTCGGCGTACCGTTGAAGATTACCCAGATGGCGGTGGGCGACGGTGGCGGTGTACTGCCCTCTCCCAGCGCACAACAGACAACGTTGGTCGCCGAAAAGCGCCGCGCTGACCTCAATATGCTGTATGTCGATCCGCAGAACAGCAGCCAGATTATTGCTGAGCAGGTGATTCCAGAAACGGAGGGCGGCTGGTGGATCCGTGAGGTCGGTCTGTTCGATGAGGACGGCGCGTTGATTGCCGTAGGCAATTGCCCGGAGAGCTATAAGCCGCAGTTGGCGGAGGGGAGCGGACGTACGCAGACTGTGCGCATGGTGCTGATCACCAGCAGTACCGATAACATCACCCTGAAGATTGACCCCACGGTGGTGCTGGCGACCCGTCAGTATGTGGATGACGTGGTGCTGGAGCTTAAGGTGTATGTGGATGATCAGATGGTGAAGCACGTCGCCGATGCTGACCCTCACACCCAGTATGCGCCAAAAGAAAGCCCTGTACTGACCGGAACGCCGAAAGTGCCCACGGCACCGTCAGGAACCAATACTACCCAGATTGCCAGCACTGCGTTTGTACAGGCGGTGGTATCGGCGCTAAATAACGCGCTGGCGCTGAAAGCCCCGCGGGCAAGCCCTGTACTGACCGGAACACCGAAAGCGCCTACCGCAGCACAGTCGGTGAATAATACGCAGATTGCCACTACGGCTTTTGTTAAATCAGCGATTGCTGCGTTGGTTTCATCTTCTCCGGCGGCTCTCGATACGCTGAATGAGCTGGCAGCTGCACTGGGTAACGATCCGAACTTTGCCACCACAGTGATGAAAGCCCTGGCTGGCAAGCAGCCGCTCAATAGCACGTTAACCGATCTGTCTGGGAGGTCGGTTGCAGGTATTCTCGAATACCTCGGTTTGCTGGAAACGATAAGTCAGGCAGCTAACGCCATCCCAAAAACAAGAACCGTGAATCGTCATTCACTGGAATCAGACCTTGCTTTAACGGCGGATGATGTTTCTGCATTTGCTCTGGGGCAAACAGGGGGGAGAGTAGTTAACGAGGATGCAGTCCCTTGGAATGCGTCAAGCGGAGTTTATGATGCAACTCTCCCTGGCTCATCGTGCCTTATTCTTCACTTCAATATGGGCGTGGGCAGTTGCCCTGCTGTACAGTTTAAAGTGAATTATAGAAATGGCGGAGTTTATTATCGCTCTGCGCGTGATGGTTATGGCTTTGAAAGTGATTGGGTTGAACTAATGCCAGCTACGAAAACAGTTCAAGATATTCGGTTATCAACTCGTGAGGGTTCCCAAATATGGCGTGGGTCAGGATATAGCGATCAACCACCTTATGTAATTACGGGGGTTGAAAATGGTAACCGCGATGACGTTCCCGATCAAGCCTACCGTCGAGCACTACAAAAGCTTATTAATGGAACATGGTATAATGTAGGAGGGCTATAATAATGCTACATCTGAAAAACTTAAACCAATACACGCCAGCGACCGATAAACAAAAAGAAATATCCGAGCAATACAATGCTATTTTTTGGCAGGATGAGTCAGGGGGTGACTGGTATCAATCAATTACACAGTGTCGACCTGATACCTTTAAAGTGAAATATCTCCCTAATGGAGTAATTTGCGCTATTGATAAAGACGCAAGTGCTATCTGCCCCGAGGGTGGCAGTGTCATAGAAATGGCGTCATTACCGGATGGCGTCGATACCCATGGTGGCTGGCAGTTTATCGACGGGAATATTGTCCATCGGATATATACTCCGGCCGAACTGATAGCACAGGCCAAGCAGAAGAAGCAAAGCCTGTTGGCGGAAGCCGCGAAAGCTATTGCCCCATTACAGGATGCCGTCGATCTTGGCGAGGCGACCTCTGAAGAGGGCGCAAAGCTACAGGCCTGGAAAAAGTTTCGCGTTAACGTTAACCGGGTAGACACAACGAAGTTGCCTGCAACGTTCCCGCCTATGCCGGAGTAATGAACCGCCCTAGTCTCTGTTGTGCCATCCGTGACACATCGTGGATCTCGTGCGTAGCGGGTCAATCAACTGGAACATAGGCATTCCCCCGTAAACCGGAGAGATTGCCTTATGGCTCAGGATTACCACCACGGGGTGCGCGTTGTTGAAGTTAACGACGGCTCCCGCACTATCACCACGGTGAGCACGGCCATCGTGGGCATGGTCTGTACCGGCGATGATGCCGATGCGTCCGTGTTTCCCCTCAATAAGCCGATCCTACTGACCGATGTACTGACCGCCAGCGGTAAAGCGGGCGAGTCCGGCACGCTGGCTCGCTCACTGGATGCAATTGCCGATCAGGCTAAACCCGTGACCGTTGTTGTGCGCGTAGCGCAGGGCGAAACCGAAGCGGAAACCACCTCCAATATTATCGGCGGCGTGACTGCTGAAGGTAAAAAAACGGGCATGAAAGCGTTGCTTTCGGCGCAGTCGCAGCTGGGCGTTAAGCCGCGTATTCTCGGCGTGCCGGGGCATGACACGCAAGCAGTTGCCACCGAGTTATTGAGCATGGCACAGAGTCTGCGCGGGTTTGCCTATCTGTCCGCCTATGGCTGCCAAACGGTGGAAGAAGCGATTGCCTACCGTGACAACTTTAGTCAGCGCGAAGGGATGCTGATCTGGCCTGATTTCATCAACTTTGACACCGTGCTGAACGCCGATACGACGGCTTACTCCTCCGCTCGTGCGCTCGGTCTGCGCGCCAAAATTGACGAGCAGACCGGCTGGCACAAAACTCTGTCCAATGTAGGCGTGAACGGTGTCACCGGGCTATCTGCGGATGTATTCTGGGATCTGCAGGACCCGGCAACCGATGCGGGCCTACTGAACCAGAACGACGTCACTACTCTGATTCGTAAGGATGGTTTCCGCTTCTGGGGTTCCCGCAGCCTCAGTGACGATCCTCTGTTTGCCTTTGAGAACTACACCCGCACGGCGCAGGTGCTGGCTGATACCATCGCAGAAGCGCACATGTGGGCGGTGGATAAGCCACTGAATCCATCGCTGGCCCGCGACATTATCGAGGGTATCCGCGCCAAACTCCGCAGCCTGGTGAATCAGGGGTATCTCATTGGTGCCGACTGCTGGCTGGATGAGGCCGTGAACGATAAAGACACCCTGAAAGCCGGGAAACTGACTATCGATTACGACTATACGCCGGTGCCGCCGCTCGAAAATCTGATGCTACGCCAGCGCATCACCGATCGCTACATGGTCGATTTTGCCAATCGTGTCAGTGCATAAGGGGGAGCTATGGCATTACCACGCAAGTTAAAACACCTGAACCTGTTCAATGACGGTAACAACTGGCAGGGGATCGTTGAGAGCCTGACCCTGCCGAAGTTTACCCGCAAGTTTGAGAAGTATCGCGGCGGCGGTATGCCGGGCGCGGTGGATGTGGATATGGGGTTGGATGACGGCGCGCTAGATACGGAGTTTTCAATCGGCGGTACCGAGCTGCTGTTGTTCAAGCAGATGGGTAAGGCCACGGTTGACGGTATCCAGCTGCGTTTCACCGGCGCCATTCAGCGCGACGATACCGGCGAAGTGCAGGCCGTTGAGCTGGTGGTGCGTGGGCGTCATAAAGAGGTGGACTCCGGCGAGTGGAAAACCGGCGAGAGTAGCACCACCAAAGTCAGCAGCGCCAACAGCTACGCGAAGCTGACTATTGACGGTGATGTGATCTATGAGGTCGATCTGGTCAACATGGTTGAAATCGTTGACGGCGTAGACCTGATGGAAGCACACCGTAGCGCCCTTGGCCTCTGATCAACCTTAACGACGCGGGCCGCCGCGCCAGTATTCATTAACAGGAAACGAACATGAGCGACAAGCTGACTGAAAAGACCGTAAAACTGGATACCCCCATCATGCGCGGTAAAGCTGAGATTACCGAAATCGTGCTGCGTAAGCCGCAGTCAGGCGCACTGCGTGGTACCCGTCTGCAGGCCATTATGGATATGGACGTGGGCGCAATGATGACTGTGATCCCGCGTATCTCCACCCCGACGCTGACCGCGCAGGAAATGGCAGAGCTGGACCCGGCGGACCTCACCGCAATGTCCGTGGAGGTGGTCACTTTTTTGTTGCCGAAATCGGTACTTGCCGATTTACCGACAGCCTGACGGTTGACGATCTGGTGGCGGATATTGCCACCATTTTTCACTGGCCGCCGTCCGTCACTGACGTTATGCCGCTGACTGAGGTGCTGGAGTGGCGGCATAAAGCAATCCTGAGAAGCGGGGCTAGCGATGAGTGATAATAACCTGCGCCTGCAGGTGGTTCTGGGGGCAGTGGACAAGTTAACCAGTCCGTTCAAAAATGCGCAGGCTGGCTCCAGGGAGCTGGCCTCTGCAATCCGGCAAACCCGTGACCAGCTTCAAAAGCTGAGCGATGCGGGAGGCCAATTAAAATCCTTCGATCAGTTGACGCACACTCTGGGCCGTACAGGAACAGAGTTGGATCAGGCTCGGCTGCGTGCTCAGATGCTGACGCGTGAAATGTCAGCCATTGAATCCCCCACCAAAAAACAGACTCAGGCGCTGGAAGCGCAATGGCGTGCCGTATCGCGGCTTGAGCAAAAACAGAAACAGGAAACACAGCAGCTATCCGCCGCCAGGGCAGAGCTTTATCGTCTGGGACTCTCTGCGGGTGGCGGGGCGCGGGAAACGGCAAGAGTTAGCCGTGAAACTGAAAAATATAACCGACAGCTGGCAGAGCAGGAGCGCAGGCTGCGCGAGGTAGGCGAACGGCAGCGTAAGCTCAGCGCCATTAAAGCAAAGGCTGAGAAAACGCGGGAGCTGAGAAACACTCTTGCGGGGAATGGTGCAGGTGCAATGGCTGCCGGAGTGGCTACGGGAATGACTCTACTGGCCCCTGTCAGGGCTTATTCAGAATCTGAAAATGCGGCGAATCAGCTTGCCGGATCAATGATGGGGCCGGGCGGGAGGGTTGCGCCAGAGTTTGAAAAAATCAACAAGTTGGCCCTGGCCTTGGGTGACAAGCTGCCGGGCACAACGGCTGATTTTCAGAACATGATGACGATGTTAAGGCGACAGGGCATGTCTGCCCAGGTGATCCTTGGCGGCCTGGGGGAATCTGCAGCCTATCTTGGCGTACAGCTTCAAATGGCTCCGACGGCAGCCGCAGAGTTTGCGGCAAAACTGCAGGATGCCACCCAGACCTCTGAAAAAGACATGATGAGTCTGATGGACCTTATTCAGAAAGGTTTTTACGCGGGTGTTGATTCGGGAAACATGCTGCAGGGCTTTTCCAAAATCAGCAGCGCGATGGACATCATCAATAAAAAAGGACTGGATGCCGCGAAAACTTTTGCGCCTTTACTGGTCATGGCAGATCAGTCCGGGATGGCTGGGGAGTCTGCCGGTAATGCCTATCGTAAGGTTTTCCAGGCGGCTCTTGATGCCGACAACATTAAGGCTGTTAACGATGATTTGAAGGTAAAAGGAGCGAACATCAAGTTCAGCTTCTCAGATGGTAAAGGTGGTTTCGGTGGGCTGGAGAATATGTATGCGCAGCTGGATAAGCTTAAACAGCTAAATCCTGAAACCCGTATGGCGACCATCAAGGATCTGTTTGGCAACGATGCGGAGACGCTGCAGGTTCTGAATAATATGATTTCCAAAGGCATCCAGGGATACAGGGAAACGGCGGCAAAGCTTGAAAATCAGGCGTCATTGCGCGAACGCGTTGATGCCTCCTTGAATACCCTCGGCAATAAATGGGAAGCCGCTACCGGGACATTCACTAATGCCATGGCGAGTATTGGTGAAACTGTAGCACCTGCATTGAAAAATATGGCTGACAGGCTGGGAAAGCTGGCTTCACAGCTGGATAACCTCGTTAAACGCCATCCCGTGCTGACCTCAGCTTTATTCAAGATGGTGGCAGGATTTTCTATTGTAGCTGCAGCTGCTGGGGCTGCTTCTTTAGCTCTGGCATCGGTCCTGGGGCCGATGGCAATAGTACGAATGAGCGCAGCAAAGCTGAGCCTGAAGTTTGTGTCAGTCAGTGGCTTAATTCGTGATGCGCTGAGCCTGATTGGAAAATCAATTCTGTGGGTAGGCCGCCTGATGATGGCAAACCCTATTCTGGCGGTGATCGGTCTGATAGCGATGGGGGCCATCTACATCTGGAGAAACTGGGACACGCTGGGGCCAAAGTTCAAGGCCATGTGGGATGCCGTTTGCTCCGCAACCTCGGCAGCCTGGGAATGGATTAAACAGGCTGTCAGCAATGCTTGGGAAGGTATTCAATTTCTGTTTTTCAACTACACCCTGCCGGGCTTGATCGCTAAAAACTGGGACGCCATTCAGGCAGGTGTGTCTGAGGCATGGGCTACTGTCCGGCAGACCATCAGTGATAAATGGGCTGCGATTCTTGCAGATGTTGCTGCGCTCCCGGCTAAATTCCAGGAGATGGGCAGCGCCATCATTGACGGCATTTTGAACGGCATCAATGCGAAGTGGGAGACGCTTAAAAGTAAGCTGTCCTCGGTTACGGAATATCTACCGGACTGGATGACCGGAAATAATAAAGCACCGGGTAAAACGCAGGTACAGGTGGTTGGCAGCGCAGCTGCTGCAGCGGTTCCCTTTGCCGGGATATATGACAACGGCGGCGCTATCCCACGCGGTCAGTTTGGCGTTGTCGGGGAAAATGGCCCGGAGATCGTTAACGGCCCGGCGAATGTCACCAGCCGCAGGCGCACGGCGGCGCTGGCGTCCGTGGTTGCAGGGATGATGGGCACGGCTGCCGTGCCTGCAGAGGCAGCCCCGCTTCACCCAATGAGTCTGCCCGCAGCGACTTATCGCGCACCTGCGGAAAAGACTGCCAGCCAGCCGTCGGTAGTTCGATATGAAATCAACGCCCCGATCCACATCATCGCCCAGCCCGGACAAAGTGCGCAGGATATTGCCCGCGAAGTGGCAAGACAGCTCGATGACCGGGAGCGCCGCGCCAGGGCGAAAGCCCGCAGCAGCTACAGTGACCAGGGGGGATATGAATCATGATGATGGTACTGGGTTTATATGTTTTTCAGCTGCGTACCGTGCCTTATCAGGAGCTGCAGTATCAGCGCAGCTGGCGACACGCAACCAACAGCCGGGTGAGCTGTCGTCCGTCCACGCAGTTTCTTGGACCGGATAATGATTCACTTACTCTTTCCGGCGTCCTGCTGCCTGAAGTCACGGGCGGTAGGCTGTCCCTGCTGGCGCTGGAGCAGATGGCTGAGCTAGGCAAGTCGTGGCCTCTGATTGATGGCAGCGGCACGATCTACGGCATGTTTGTGATCGAGAGTCTGAGCCAGGCTAAAACGGAGTTTTTCACCGGAGGTGGAGCGCGCCGGATTGAGTTTTCACTGACTCTCAAGCGGGCGGATGAGTCCCTGTCTGATATGTTCGGCAGCCTCAGCGAGCAGCTGAGTAACCTGCAGGACTCTGCCACGTCAGCTATCGGTAACATCACCAATACCGTCGGGGGGCTACTGCAATGAATATCAGCTCTGATCTACTGGACCTGAACAGCAAAACGCCCGCTTTCAGTATCGTGATTGAGGGCAAGAACGTGACAGAGGTTCTGGATAAGCGCCTGATGAGCCTGACCTTGACAGACAACCGGGGCTTTGACGCTGACCAGCTCGATTTGGAACTGGACGACGCAGACGGGCAGATTGTTTTGCCCCGACGTGGGGCGGTTATTTCCTTGGCACTGGGCTGGAAAGGGCAGCCGCTTTTCCCGAAGGGCCGTTTCACGGTAGATGAGATTGAACATGTTGGCGCACCGGACAGACTGACTATCCGTGCCCGCAGCGCCGACTTTCGGGCAACCCTGAACACCCGGCGGGAAAAGTCATGGCACCAGACAACGGTGGGGGACGTGGTGAAAGCTATTGCTGCCCGGCACAACCTGGCAATGGCGCTGGGAAAAGACCTGATGAGCAAGCCGCTGGATCACCTTGACCAGACCAACGAGAGTGACGCGAGTTTCCTGATGAAGCTGGCCCGGCAGTATGGCGCTGTTGCGTCAGTGAAGGACGGTAATCTGTTATTTATTCGCCAGGGGCAGGGCAGAACTGCCAGCGGAAAGCCGCTGCCTGTCATCACTCTCACTCGGCAGGCTGGAGACTCTCACCGCTTTAGCCTGGCAGATCGCGGGGCCTATACGGGCGTGATTGCTAGCTGGCTGCATACGCGGGAGCCAGCAAAGAAAAAAACCACAAGCGTTAAGCGGCGGAAGAAAACCACGACGTCAAAAGAGCCGGAGGCAAAACAGGGGGATTATCTGGTCGGCACGGATGAAAACGTGCTGGTACTTAACCGGACCTATGCCAACCGGGCCAACGCTGGACGGGCCGCTAAAATGCAGTGGGAACGCCTGCAGCGTGGTGTGGCGTCCTTCTCCCTGCAACTGGCAGAGGGTCGGGCCGATCTCTACACGGAAATGCCCGTGAAGGTGAGCGGCTTTAAACAGCCCATTGATGAAGCGGAATGGACGATCACCACGCTCACACATGCGGTCAGCGCTGACAGTGGTTTCACAACCAGCATTGAGTTTGAAGTGAAAATTGACGATCTCAAAATGGAGTGA